CGGACAAGAATTTTATGATATAACTAATGAAATTGCTACTAAGTTAAATAAAGAAGAAAGAAGTTTTCTGTATGGTTTTATGACAGGAGACTTAGCTTCAATATCTAAAGGTGCAACTCTTAGTGATGAAGCTAGAAAAACAGTTACTAAATATGGTCAAGAAATGGTAGATTTAGGTTTATTAAGTGAAAAAGTTTTTGATGCTAATAAAGCGATTTATTTAAAAAGAACTTACACTAAACATCTAAATAAAAAAACAGTAGGTAGAGGAGAGGTAAAAACTGCTAGAAAAAAATCTTTTATGGCTGATGAGTTAAAAGGAAGAGGCATACAAGAAACAAACGTTTCACAAAAAAAGTGGGAAGAAGTTTTTAAAGTTGAGAATAAAACTTTAGACCCTAAAGCTCAATGGAAAATAGTTAAAGGTAAGGAAGGAAAAGGAAAACTGACTATTCGTAGAGACTTTACTAAAGCTGAAAGAGTTGAGATGGGTGAAATAGAAGATGCTGCCTATGCTCTTGCTGAAACAGGTAGGTTAATGGCTCACGATATATCAATGGCTAAATTCTTCAGAGAATTATCTACTGATCCGAGATTTAGTAGAAGTTCAAAAGAGTGGAAAGAAATGGGAGAGCCTAAAAATTGGGTAAAAGTATCAGACAGTAAAATATATAAAACAGATCAAAAAGCTTTTGGAGAATTAGCAGGTCGTTATGTTCCTAGAGAAATAATGCAGGATTTACAAAGAACTGTAACTATAGAGCCTGATAATGTAATGCTACAGGAAATAGCTAATAAGTTAGATGGTACAATGAGAATCTGGAAAAAGTCTAAGACTGCATGGAATCCTGCTGTACACATGAATAATGTTATGTCTAATATGATACTATTAGATTTTGCAGATACTTCACATACTTTACTGCCTAAAGCTTTAAAAGAACTTAGAAATAAAGATGGTGATTTATATAAGATGGCATCAAAATATGGAGTCTTTGATGTTGATATTGTAACACGAGAACTTCGTGAAGTAGGAGGAGAAATTGAAAAGAATTTAATGAAGTTTACTGATGGTAAGAATCCTACTGAAGCTTTAAATTATGCAGATGGTATGTATAAAGGAGCTATAAAGAAATTCTGGGCTAAAACAGTAGGTAAACTGGAAGATGTTTACCAAGCAGAAGATCAAGTATTCAGAATGGCTGTATTTATAGATAGACTTTCAAAAGGTAAAGGAATTAGGGAAGCTGCTCTGGATTCTAAAAGATGGTTTATAAATTATGATATAAATGCTCCTGCAATAAACCTAGCTAAAAAAACTGTAACACCTTTTATTAGTTATACATATCGTGTAGTTCCGTTATTAGCTGAAACAGCAACCATGAAACCTTGGAAAGTTGCTAAATGGGCAGCTTTTGGGTATGCAATGAATTATGTAGGAAATCAAGCTATCGGTAGTGAAGAATCTGAAAGAGCTTCCATGAGAGACACACAAAGTAATAGATTATGGGGAGTTCCGTTTATGCCTCCTACAATGATGAAGTTGCCTTTTAAATCAGAAGCAGGGGAATCACAGTATATAGATGTAACAAGATGGGTTCCAGGTGGAGATGTATTTGAATCAAAAGAAATAGGTAGAGGATTACCAGGTGTTCCTGCTGCTATTCAACCTGGTGGCTTATATGTTGATTTAGCAAAGATTTTATTAGCACAGCAAGACCCTTTTACTGGTAAAGATATTGAAGGTTATGGAGAAGATGAAAATACTAAAGCTATATTTAAAGCTATTGTTAAAAGTTTTACTCCAAATAATCCATTAGTACCTTCGTCATACAGTCAAGATAAAATAATTCAGGCCTTACGTAAAAAAGGTTACTTTGGATTAGAAGATGAAAGCATTGGTGATTCTCCATACTCAGCACCTCCATCAGTTATAGAAGCTCTTACTTCTGCAATCGGTATTAAATTAAGACCACAAGATACCGATAGAAATTTAAGTCTAAGAGCTATTGAGTATAATAAGCTTTTAGAAAAGATGAAAGCAACTTTAAAAAAAGCAGGAAGAGACTTATCTTATGGTAAAATAGATGAAGAAGAATACGATGAGATAAGAACTAGGCAAGAAGAAAAAATAATAGAAGCTGCTAATGAATATCAAGCTATGTATGAAAGAGTTCTTGATGCAGAAAGAAGAGAAGAAGAGGAAAGATTAAAAAAAGTTACAGGGGGGTTAATTGAAGGAGAAGGAGAAGTACCCTATGTTAAAGAAAATCCAGAAGAAAGAATCAACCCTTTTACAGGTGAGCCTTATACTGCTCTCTACTATCGTGGCGGTGCAGTCCGTAAGCGGTATGCCGAAGGAGGAAGTGATAGTAAAAAAGTTTTAGAGATTCCTTTTATGGATGTAAATGATCAGACTGCTTATGATCCTAATAATAGATATACATACACTCAAGAACAAATGCCACGAGGAGTTAGAAATTATAATTATATGAATCTTGCGATTGGAGCTGTAGATGAAGGAGTGTTTAAAGGATATGATAATGTAGCTCGATATAATGGAGTTATTGGAACAGATTCAAGAGGTACTGGCTCACGACAAAATGAAGCTTATCCTATATTTAAAGATAAACACACAGGTTTAAGAGCAGGGATACATAACCTACTTAAAAAATATGATGGTCAGTCTATGGAAGAAATGTTTTCAAAATATTCAGCTACTGATAGAGATACGTATGCTCAGAGTGTAGAGAGTTTAACAGGTTTAAACAAACATGACAAATTAAATTTAAGAGAAAATCCTCAACTTGCTGTAGAAGTAATAAGGGGAATTATTAAATTAGAAAATGGTTTAACTAAACGTAATAATACTTTACAGTACTTACCATCTAATGAAGAAATTTTAAAAGCTTACCAAGATTCTAAAGTTAAAAGAGAAGATTCTAGATATTCCAAAAAAGCATGGGAAAAAAGTAAAGAAAAAATAGCTCAAGGCGTAATAAATAAAATACTTAAAATTAAATAGACTTGACAAATCCTCCACCACCCCTATAATGATATTATATACAGAAGAACAATTAGAAAACTGCTACCGAAGGTATAGATTACATCAAGTAAAAAAGGATATGTCTTTTATGACATTAGAGGATTTTAGACTAATGTTCGAGGATATCATGGCAGAAGTATACAAAGAAGAAGATGGGAATACCTTTTGAAATTATAACAATGCTTGGTTCTACCTTACTAGGTGGAATTATGAGTTTGTGGTCACAGTCTATAAAGGCCAAACAAGCTCAACAAAAGATGCTGATGGAACGTGCTAAGTTTCAGGCAGAAACTGTTAAGGAGGCTAGAGAATATGAGAATACAGGCTTCCAATGGACACGAAGGATTATAGCATTAACAGCAATCTTTGCCATTGTTGTATTTCCAAAAGTTGTTGCAGTATTCTTCCCTGATATATCTGTTACAGTAGGATACACAGAATTTAGACCAGGCTTTTTATTCTTTTCTGAGAAAGAAGTTTTGAAGTGGAGAGCTTTAGAAGGTTTGGTCATAACTCCATTAGATACTAACTTAGTAGGTGCTATAGTTGGTATGTATTTTGGAGGTAGTTTAGTAAAACGATAGGATAATTATGGACTTTATAGGATTTTTAATCGTTTTGGCTTTAGTAGGATTTATAATCTATACACAAAAACCAGAATGGATTGACAAGATTTTAGGTTTCTTTAAGAAGTCTAAATAAATAGTGCTTAGATAGCTTTTATAAGTATCTAGGTTTTTTATAACTCGCTTAATAATAAGGAGAAAATTATGGTTATTAAAAATAACTTGGTGGATTTTTATTCACCCTCATTTGCATCTATGTTTGTTGGATTTGATAGATTGTTTGACAGTTTATCAAGGGCTACTGAAGTAACAGTACCTACTTATCCACCTACCAATGTAAGTAGAGATGGAGAAAACTACACTATCGAAATGGCTCTAGCAGGGCTAGACGATAACGACATAGACGTTGAAGTACAGGAAAATACTTTAACAATAATGCACGAATCGTCTGAAACAAAGGAGGAAGGCAAACTCTTTAAAGGAATTGCCCAACGCTCTTTCAGACGACAATTTAAGTTGGCTGATGACATCGAGGTCGTTGGTGCTACTTTGAAGAATGGTCTTCTATGTATTAACTTAACAAGGTTTATTCCAGAGGAAAAGAAACCTAAAAAAATTAAGATTAAATCGTAGATGAAATCAGTTCCAGAATGGCAGGAAGATTGTACAACACGAAGACGGAGATTAAGAAAGGTAAGAAGACAGAGAGATACGGACTTAGCCGTGATGATAAGCGTAGGCTTACTATGCGTATCCTCGTTATTTATCTTATCATAGATACTATCGTACACGTAGCAAATTAATTTTAGTGAAATCGTAATGGAGAAGCGTAGGATTAATGTACCCAAAAAAAGTTAAGGATATTATTATTAACATGGAAAATCTACATAATAGTCGTTGGAACTGGTATAGTAAAGGTAAAGAATCCCAAGACGAGCCTTGTTATCAGGGTAAGTTTTGGGATCATACCAAAAAAGATTTTGTAAGTTGGAAAGAAGTAATTAAGAAAGACAATGGCTAAATCTAAACGAACTTTCACAACAGAAGTTCGTAAAGATTGGCAGGATATGATAGCACAAACACTTAAAGCTATTGACCGACATGCAAAACATAAAGAAGATGACTTCCACGCAAGAAGTTATTTTATATTAAAACAGTATCTAGTGGATTTAAAAAGCTGGATACACTCAGAAGAACAAAAGAGAGGGATGAAAAATGAATAATGATTACCCACCCACCGGAAGATTTGGTGGAGATATGGACAGGAATGAGGTCGAGATTGATCTTAATAAGTTCATGGCTTTACTACAAGAGAAGTCAGAATTAAAAGATAGAATCAGAGAACTAGAAGATGAGAAGAATGATAATCCTTTTCAAAAATTAATCTTTATTGCACAAGCTGTTGACAGTTGGAGAATTATACCTAGAGCTTTTTTAGCTGTGTATATGTATTTATTATATTACACAACTTTTTGGTTTATGGATTTAGCTGATCCTACTTTTGAACAATCAGGTTTAATATCTATTGTTGTTGGAGCAGGAGCTGCTTGGTTTGGTTTATATACAAATTCATCAAAGTCTAAAGGAGATTTTAGTAAAGGAGGAAAATAATAATGAAAAAGAGGGCATTATTTTTATTAACACTTGGTTTATTTTCAGGCATAGGTTATGCAGAACAGACAGGTAACTGTACTGCTGGGACAGATAATTGTGAACAGAATAGTCTAGCTACAACTAACACAACTACAACTACAAATACCAACACTAATACAAATACAAATAATAATACTAATACAAATACCAATACTAATACAAATACTAATACTAATGTAAATACTACTACGACTACTGCAACAAATAGTAATACGAATGTAAATACAAACAGTAACACAAATGTAAATACAAGTACAGCTACAAGTACTGCTACTACTAATAATACAAATGTAAATACAAATAATAATGTTAATACAAGTACATCAACATCTTCATCAACTGTAAACTCTACAGTTAATCAAAATGTAAACAATACGAGTACTAGTAATAATACAAATACTAATGTAAATACAAACAATAATACATCTAATAATACAAATACAAATACTAATGTAAATCAATCTACATCAGATTCTAATGTAACTACTGATAATACTAATAATAATAATAACAATACAGTTAGTGATAATACAAACAGAAACATTAATCAGAGTAGTTCAACACAAAAGATTGAACAGGAAATAACCAGTAAAGCTCCACCTGCTTCTGCAATTGCACCTAGTATAATGTCATACTCACAAGACTTATGTACTACTGGTAGATCAGGAGCTTTTCAAGGACAACTTATAGGTTTTTCAACTGGAAGAACTGTCAGAGATGAGAACTGTGAAAGGTTAAAACTTTCCAAGTATCTATATGATACAGGTATGAAGGTGGCATCAGTAAGTATACTTTGCCAAGACCCCCGTGTTTTTAAAGCAATGATTCATGCCGGAACTCCCTGTCCTTACGAAGGAAAAGTAGGTAAGGAAGCTGCTGTTGGGTGGGTAGAAAACAAAGAAGACCGACCAGACTTTGAAGAATATAAAGGTAAGTTTGTAAGTAAGTGTAAGAGAACAAGAAACGAGAACGGAAGAAAAAAATCTAAACAGACGTG